CCAGAGTGCGTGGACAAGGTTCCTGTCATAGGAACTAAGCTTGCTGAATCCTTGACTGATATGGCAGAACTCGGCTCAAAGGCTGCTCCTGGATTTATGAAACCTGAGGGTCTAGTGATGTCGGCTACCCAGAATCGTGGCATCAGGTATAAGTACATCATCAATGAGTAGACAGTTCAACCAGATTTGATATACTGGATTTGCACTGGGTTTTCTTTGTTTCCCTTTCTACTTGCAGCCCTCAAGTGTGCGAAATGGGCAACCAATGCTTGGGTAGCTCAGAGGCAGAGCGGAAGCCTGTTAAGCTTCGTGTCGAAGGTTCGATCCCTTCTCCAAGCTCCATATTCAGCCACAGTAGCTCAGTTGGTTAGAGCAACCGGCTCATAATCGGTAGGTCATAGGTTCGAGTCCTATTTGTGGCATCAGATTTATAGCGAGGTAGTTCAGCGGTTAGAATCTTGGCTTCATACGCCGAGGGTCGTTGGTTCGAATCCAGCTCTCGCTACCAGCTTTGGCAAATGCGGCAGTAAACGCAGACAGTACTTTTAAGCCATGAGCTATATTCTGAGAAGTCCGAGACCTTGGCATGAGTTGCGGTGTGAAACTTCTCCTAAGCTGTGATGCTTACATTTGCCACCAACTTGAGGACAATATGTCGAATTTCGAAGTAATCCCTACAGCAGGTAAGCCAATCAAGCATTGGACTAAAGGCGTTCTATTCCAGGACGAAGCTAAGGCTCAATTAATTCGTCTTGCAGAGCTACCATTCATACACAAGCACATTGCGGTTATGCCAGATGTCCACGCTGGTAAAGGTTCAACCATTGGAACTATTCTTGCAACGCATAAGGCTGTAATTCCGGCTGCTGTAGGTGTTGACTTAGGTTGCGGTATGATGGCAACGAAGACGAGCTTAACTGCGAAGGACTTGCCTGATAATCTCTTTGAACTTCGCTGCATGATTGAATCAATGATTCCGCATGGCTCTAATCCTAAGAAGCAGAGGCTAGGCTCATGGGGTGATATTCCTGACTTAGTGGTTACAGCATGGCGACCCCTAGAGGGTGGATTTACTGCGCTATGCGAGAAGTACCCAAGATTCAAGAATTCCAATAATATTAACCATCTTGGGACGCTCGGTGGTGGTAATCACTTCGTCGAAATCTGTCTGGATGAGAATCAATGTGTATGGTTCATGCTCCATAGTGGCTCACGTGGGATAGGCAACCTTATCGGCCGTACCTTCATAGAGCTAGCCCAGAAGGATATGCAGAGATACTTCATTAACCTTCCTGACAGAGATATGGCGTACCTTCCTGAAGGCAGTCAGCATTATCTTGCTTACCTAGTGGCAGTGAATTGGGCGCAACAGTTTGCTACTCAGAATCGCATAGTCATGATGTGTAACCTGGTAGGAGCAGTGAAGACAACTCTAGGTATAGAATTCGATACGCAGGTTCAGGTAGTCAATTGCCATCACAATTACATAAGTCATGAGCAGCATTTTGGTGAAAATGTCATTGTAACTCGTAAGGGCGCAGTATCAGCTAAGCTCGATGAGTGGGGTATCATCCCAGGTAGCATGGGTGCGAAGTCCTTTATAGTGCGCGGACTCGGTAATCCAGATAGCTTCCATAGCTGTAGTCATGGTGCAGGAAGAGTAATGTCGAGGACTAAGGCTAAGCAGCTAATATCGCTTGAGCAGCATGACATGGCATTACAGTCAGTCGAGTGTAATCGCGGTGCTTCGACCTTAGATGAGTCTCCTTCGGCTTATAAAGACATCGATGCAGTAATGGCAGCTCAGTCAGATTTGGTTGAGATTATGTTTACTTTGAAGCAAATATTATGTGTTAAGGGGTGAGGCATGGCTGAAATATTTGTATTCGGAAGCAATCTATTAGGAATTCACAAGAAGGGTGCAGCACTCACAGCTCTTCAGAAGCATGGTGCGATACTGGGTCAGGGAATTGGGCTTCAGGGTAATTCATATGCGATTCCTACTAAGATTAGCCCTTATCAATCATGGGACTTAGTTTCTATCAATAAGTTCGTAGCAGATTTTCTGAGCTATGCTTCAGCTACTCCAGATGATACCTATATGGTAACTAATATTGGTTGTGGACTTGCAGGATATGGCCATCATCAGATAGCGCCAATGTTCGCATATGCCATTTATTTACCTAATGTAAAGTTAACCCAAGCATTCATAAATTTTATCCCAGGAGGTGCATTTCCTCTTAGTTCTATCGCCAGCTTCCCTGATTTCGACTGAAACTAGATCGAATAGATGATCATCTTCACGAATTTCATGCTATCTTAATATCGATATCTTCATTTAGCTTCTCAGGATGAGAGCCTGGCAAAGGATTGCCGCTACATGGATAAAGCGATACAACTCAAGCTTGAGAACGCAGAGATAGCGTGCAAGCTGAAGGGTAGCCTCTTACTCTTCATACAAGCATTCTTCCCTATCCTGACAGGTCGAGAGTTTATAATCTCACGTCCAGTTGGCAGGGAAAGTCATTTCATTACCATCTGTCGCGCCCTGACTAAATGTACGCGCTTAGAATCTCTACGTCTGCTAATTAATGTTCCACCTGGTCATGGTAAATCCGCCATCGTAAGCTTTTGGGTAGCATGGTGTATGGCTAAGTACCCTGATAGTAACTTCCTATATATTTCATATTCCAAGACGCTAGCATCGACTCATACTGATATTATTAAGCGCATCATGTCTCTACCTCAATATAAGGCGATATTCGATGTCCACTTACGAGATGACTCTCAGGCAAAGGATTACTTTACAACAGAAGCTGGAGGAACGATTGCGGCGTTTGGTTCGGCAGGAGCTATCACGGGTCGAAATGCAGGGCTTCCAGGCCTCGACCGATTCTCTGGCGGAGTTATTATTGACGATTCCCACAAGCCAGACGAAGTTCACTCAGACCTTATTCGAGAAAGTGTCATCACTAACTTCAGAGAAACCATCCAGCAGCGACCTAGGGGCATTAATGTTCCTATAGTCTTCATAGGACAACGACTCCATGAGCAAGACCTCCCAGCCTATTTCATCGCAGGTGAGGATGGCTATGATTGGGATAGGGTGATTCTTAAATCACTGGATGACGCAGGTAATGCGCTTTATCCCGAAGCCTTTCCTCTCGATATGCTCAAGATTAGGCAAGAGAAAGACCGATATGTATTTGCAGCTCAGCATCAGCAAGATCCTCAGCCCGCAGGTGGTGGACTCTATATGCCTGAGGACTTCCCGCTATTAGCCGATGAGCCTGAATATAAGTTCACCTTCATCACAGCCGATACCGCAGAGACTGAAGACCCTCGCAATGATGCTACCGTGTTCTCCTTCTGGGGGTTGTACACTATCCAGACCCAAGGCAGAAGCACTGGTGTATTTGGTCTGCACTGGATTGACTGTCGTGAGATGCGTGTTGAACCTAAGTATCTGGAGAAGGAATTTTTAGACTTCTGGCAGAACTGCGCAAGACATAAGCACCCTCCCCTCACAGCCTTTATCGAGAAGAAATCCACAGGCGTCACCCTTATATCAATTCTTAAGGGAATGCGTGGTCTTAAGGTTCGTGAGATAGAGCGTACTCGCAAGTCAGGCAGTAAGGCTCAAAGATTCATCGATATCCAGCCTTATATCGCAAGCAAGCAGGTTTCATTACCCGCTCATGGTAATCACACTGAGATGTGCATCAATCATATGAAGAAGATCACCAATAATGATTCACATGCACACGATGATATTGCGGACACTTGTGCAGATGCTGTGCGAATTGCACTAATTGACAAGCTATTGAATATGTATCTTTACAAGGATGCGCTATTCAGGGATACCACTAAGGTTGCAAATTCACGGTTGGAAGTATTGCGTGATCTCAAGAAGAGAGCATATAAAACAAGGAATTAGTTATGGCGGTTATTGCTAGGAAGCATACTACACAGTTGGACAAGATTAAGCAGTCTGTAGAACAGGCTTATACTTACTTTAGGCCGAATTACGAGCGTTACCATCAGTTCATGCGCTTCGTGTACAAGTCCACGCTCACGGAAGATGACATTGCAGTTCTGACTACACTTGGCCGACCACAAATTGAATTCAATATGATGGAAGCTTACATCTCCAGACTGCGTGGTGAGTTCTCCCGCATGGAACCTGGCTTCGTAGTACGCGCTCAGGATGGCTATGACGATATTGATCCAAAGCTCCTAAGCATCCTAGAGGCACATTTCAGGGCGATACTCAATGACTCAGACAATGATGGTTTTAGCTATGATGTCTATACTGATTTACTGGTGGGAGGATTCTCAGTAGTAGAGGTTTACACAGATTACATTTCTCCCATGTCTATGGATCAAAAGATTTGCGCCAACCGCGCCTTTGACCCAACCCTATGCGGCTTCGACCCATTAGCTCGCAGGTCACATAAGGGTGATGGTAGCTTCTGCTTCCAATTATTCCCGAAAGAGGCCGACGAAGTAGAGAAGGAATATGGTTCAAACGCTCTCAAGGGTCTTAAGTATGCACGCAGCTTCTCAGGATTTAACTGGTCATACCGAGCTGCTAAGCGTGACATTGTCCTCATGTGTCAGTACGACCAGAAGAGCTTCAAGAAGGAACGTATTACCAAGCTATCTAATGGGCGCGTAGTCTCCGTGAAGCACTATGAGCAGCTACTTGGTATGTGGGATGAGGCAGGATATATAGAACAGCCACCAATCCCAATTGGCAAGATGCGTGAAACTATGATTGAGGAAATCACACGCTATACGTTCTCAGGGGCTGAATTAATCAAGGTCGAGAAGACTAACTTCAATATGCTGCCGTTAATTTTCTTCGATGGCAATAGTGCGATTCTTAGAGATAATAATGACTCTACCGCCGAGCAGATGACAAGACCCTATATCTACAATGTCCGCGATGCTCAGAGGCTTAAGAACTATGCTGGCCAGTCGCTAGCTAACGAGCTTGAGAACACCGTAGAGCATAAATTTATTGCCTCAGTTGAGTCCATCCCAGAAGATTACTTAGACGCATACATCGATGTTCAGAAGCCGGGAACCCTGCTTTATAACGCATTTCATGATGGTAATCCAGAAATCCAATTACAGCCTCCTCGTGAGATTATGCGCACACCTATACCACCCCAAATTAGCGAAACCTTCCAGATGTCCGATAATCTTATTCAAGGCATACTCGGGTCTTACGATGCAGCTCTAGGTATCCAGAATAACGAGTTATCCGGTGTGGCAATTATGCAGGGAGCAATGCATTCCAATGCCGCAGCTATGCCATATACCGTAGGCTTCATGAAGGGATGGAACCGAGTATGTCAGCAACTACTTGACCTTATACCGAAGTACTATGTGACACCCCGTAGCATACCTATTGTACAACCTGATGGTAAACGTTCATACCAGACAATCAATAAGCCTGGTAATCCGTATATGAACTACGATGCCATGAGCCTAGATGTCAAGGTAGAAGCGGGAGTTAACTTTGCCGTACAGAAGCAAATATCGCTTGAAACTATTATTCAACTTATGCAGACCTCTGAATCCTTTGCCGCCTTCATTAATACTAAGGGGCTTGGAATCCTATTGGATAACATCGACATCAGAGGCATTGAGGGCTTACGTCAGGCTGCGGGTCAATATATGGAAGAATTGGCACAGCAGCAGGCTCAAGCTCAACAGATGGCAATGCAGCAAGCTCAACAGCAGTTAGATCCTAAACAAGTTATGGCGATGCAAGCACAGGCTGAAATGGCGAAAGTAGCTCAGAAGAAGGAAGCTGTCGCAACTCAAGCTCAGGTCGCTCTGACTAAGATTGCAACTGATGATGCAGTTAAGAATAAGCAAGCTGATATCGATTTCCTCAAAGTTATGGCTGATATTCAGGGTGCTAGTGTGGAGCAGGCTGTGAAGCAAGAGAAAGTCGATGCCGAAAATGCTAGGACTGCGGTTGACATGGCTATCAGTGTATCCTCCCATCATCATGAAGTTAAACACGCTGACCGTACCCATGAGTTGGATAAGAAGGCTCTAGCTCAGAAGCCTAAGAAGGAGAAGTCTCGTGAATAATGCTGCATTAGAACTGCCATTGCCATCGCTAGATACCGATGACTTTGAAGTTGAAATTACTGTACGCTCATGGAAGCATGATTGCCATACGGCTTATCGACTGCATATGCGTGATATTGAGGATTATAAGATATCCTACATTATTCGTGAAATGACAGACAGACTTGAAGGCTTTATCAAGGAGAAGAAAGATGCCGTTTAAGTCCAAGGCGCAAGCCAAATATATGTTTGCGAAGAAACCGGAATTAGCAAAGGAGTTCGCGGACGCCACACCGAGCATTAAGAAGCTGCCAGAACATGTTAAATCCAAGAGGAAGAAGAAATGAACGATAAGCCTAAAGGTGGAATGCGTCAGAAGCCTAAGAAGTCTCGTGATGATCATGATATGGATGACAAGAAGTTACCCAAGCGTGGTCAACATACTGCAAAGAATCGTGCCAATTATTAATCCACCGTATAGATGGTGTTCCAATTGCAATTAAACTTGCTATACTGATTTCAGACAAGTTGTACGCCTGACTAGACAGGTTAAAGGATTCTAGGCCAATTACGCAGCTATGCGGTCAAAATAGTCGGACTACCACGGATGGTAGGTGATCACGGTCACACCGGAAACAGTGAGGTTTCAAATGGATGCAAAGGATATTGCAGAAGATTTATTGCAAGATGCTAATGTGGTTGATGTCGAGGAATCGCAAGAATCCGAAACACCGACTCCTGAGAAGATGCTTCCTGCTTCCCGAGTGAATGAGCTGATTATGAAGGCCAAACGCAAAGGAGAGCAGAAAATGCAAGAGCAATTAGACGCCGCAAGGCAGGAAATCGAGCAGCTTCAAGCCCAACAGGGTCAGCAGCAAGCTCCTGTACAGCAAGCACCCCAAGCTCAGCCGCAAGGACAGAGCGTTGATGCCCAGCAGATACAGCAGCAAGTGATGCAGATGCTAGAGCAGAAGATGCAAGAAGACCAGCGTAAGGCACATGATGCACAGCTCGAACAGGAAGTTAATCAGGTAGCCCAGCAGTATCTCGGTAAGATGGCTCAAGGTAAAGATTTGTATGAAGACTTTGAGGCAATGACTGCCGATTTTAACCCTGCTGAGTTTCCACAATTAGTATTTCTAGCTAACCAGATGGATAACACCCCAGCCATTATCTATGAGCTGAGGAAGAATCCAGGCAAGTTGGCCGACTTAACGGTGTTACTGGATAAGTCCCCAACGATGGCTAGAAACGAGTTGTCAAAGCTTTCCGAATCAATTAAACGGAATGACGAAGCAAAACGTAACTTGCAAGAACCTCAAGACCCCTTAAGCCGTCTGAAACCTTCGCCCGTGGGAACAGACAATGGTACTAAGAATGTACGGGATTACAAGAACGCATCTTACCTTCGCGTGTAGTAGTCCAGCCGAACTGGTCATGTCTGTTCCTGATGAATATGGATATTTATCGGAGATTATGACATGGCCGTTCCTAATAACATTTTGCAACAAGTACAAACCTACCAGATGTCGAATCTGGCATACCTACAGAACCTCAATTGCTTCGTATCTACAGCCAATACTCGCTTCAAGAACTTCGAGAAGATGACTGCTAACTTAGGCGACACAGTGACTTTTGATTTACCACCTAGATTTACAGTTGCGCAATCTCTAGTGGCTACATTCCAATCTGCCGACCAACGCGTAGAGAACTTGACTGTCGATAAAGCGATTAACGTAAGTTACGCATTTACTGCACAGCAATTCATCTTCAACGTTGAGGAGTATATGGAGAAGTTCGGTAAGTCCGCAGTAATGGAAATGTCTGCTGATATTGAAGCTGATATAGCTAGTGTGTGCGTAGAGGCACCATATAGATTCTATGGAGACGGTGTTACCCAGATTAACTCTTACGGTCAATTAGCAGCCGCACTCGCAATGTTCAGAAACTATGGAGCTGCGAAGGATAATACTAAGTTCTACCTGAGTGACATTGCCCAATCAGCTATCGTCAATACTGGCTTGAATCAGTTCGTGCCAAGACGTAACGATGAGATTGCGAACTCATGGGACGTGGGTAACTTCGACCGAGCAGAGTTCTATGTGTCTAACTTATTACCAGTTCACACAGCAGGAACTATCGGTGAAGACGGTACAGTGCTGACAGTTGTCTCAGTAGTTAAAGATGCAGATGATGCGGTAATTCAAATCGTATTCTCTGGTGCAGGCACTGATGCAGACGCCATTAAGAAGTTTGACAAAGGTCAATTCTCTGACGGCGTAGCTGGACAACCTAACCTTCGCTACCTGACATTTATCGGCCATAAAGTATCAAGCAACCCAGTTCAATTCCGAGTGACTGCTAATTCTGCTTCCTCTGGTG